ACAAAGTTATTATCCCCACCTACTATATTACTATTATAACCAAAGTTTATATTACTTCCACTTGCAGAACTTAAATTTTGCATTTGTGATAAAACCATACCATCACCGCCCGCATTACCTCCAATAAAATCAATATCGTTATCAGGAATAAATACAGCATAATCAGTTAACTTTAATAATTCGACCATTGTTGATTGTGGTTTCATAAAGTTGTAATCCTTAATGGCATTTACTATATAATACCCATCGTCCCAAACTACACTTCTAAAATCAAAGTTCTTAATATCGTATGCTGTTAAATTATAATATCGCCTTTCAATCTTAGAGTTTTTATCCGTTAATTGATTTATCATTTTAGAATAAAACCTATTATACAAATTGTTATCGGTATAAGTCGCCTGAGGATAAGTATAATAAACTTCGTGTGGAGTATCCCAATTTAAAGTTAAAGTAGGATTATAAGGATTATCACAATCCCCAGCAAATGGATAAGTAGAATAAGTTGTTACTGTATTACCATTTGACCTCCACAAATTCCAACTGCCATAATTCATAGCAATTAAACCGCCATAATAAAGAGATCGTATATTTGATTGTATTGGACTAATGACACCAGCTTCTACTTTATAAATAGTTGGTATCACTAAACCATTTTTATAGTTACCTTTTAAAGGAGTTCCCGAATAAATTACACTTACATCTTTTGTTTGAGTAATAAAATCATTATCGACATATTCAATATGTTTACCGAAAGTTTCTTTATAATCCTTTTGATACTTATCATTTAAGTAATCTGAATCTTCTTTATACTCTAATTCATATTTTAAAAAATCTAATTCTCCTATTGGCAATACTTCACGCTTCATAGAATAATCTCTTTTATCAGACCAATCTATTGAGCCAGTATAAAAATTCTCCCTATCTTCAATAAAGTAATTTAATTCGTTATCCTTATCCTGTACCATATAAAGATTATGCAATTTAAACTCCGACATTAACCAGTCTATTTGTTTAATATTAATCGGTAATACTTTATTTAAATCGACTAAATCATCTTCATCAATATTTGTATTTACATAATTACCAGAGAAAAATGTTTTTGCACTTTTAATTTCTGCCCTTACATTAGATATAGAAGCTGTAATCATAGTGTAAGTGGAATCAAAAAATTGATACTCTACATTCCAACCTATATCAACTTTAACATCTAATCCTCCATATAAAGCAAATGCTGGCAGTGATATTTTACGTTCTATATTTCCGATATGTATAGGATAAAAAACAGTTGTATCAAATTCAAACTCTTCAAATGCTACTACTATATTATTAACTTTTATGTTATAAAATATTTTTCTATTATTACCTATAAATTTTACATAAGTTGCTACATCAAAACTGCTATAAAATATTTTAAAATCTAAATTTATAACCGCTTCAATATTATAATTGACATATTTAAAAGCAGCATAAGTATTTGTGAATTTACCATTTGCAGAATTATATTGACCCGCAGCATTATTATAAGGCGAAGATGTTGCATTAAATATAATAGTATTTGTTGATGCTGTATTTTGATTCCACGAATTTGAAGCTGGTACTAATGCGGCCCAATTAGGGCCAATAGTAAACACACTTGATCTACCTACATAGAATTGATTGTCTATTAATTGCTGTGCTGTTTTTTCAAACTTATCGCCACTTGTTGGAATTATTTGACTTTTGTAAAATGCTGAATTAAAAAAAGTTGATGTATAAGTATAACCAGCATCAGCAAATATCTTATCTAAAATAGTCTTTTTATAAATAGCAGGTCTAAAGTATTTAATCTCAAAATCCCTTTCAGCTACTGGAAGTGTATTACCCGAGCTTGGCATTACTTGATTACCATAATCTATTAAAGGATAAACATAACCATTACCTAAAGCAAATGCAACAGGAGAACCAGCTACTTGTATTGATGTGGCCCAACTATTAGTTACGTTGTTAAAAGTTAGATTGTGGTTATAAGTACTAAAATTTAAACAGTTAGTAAACGATGTATCTTCGGGATTCGATAATAACTTATCTCCTATCTTTGTAAATACATTTCCGATAGTTCCTTTACAGCTACATTCATAAACAACCTCACCAGTTGAATCATCAACGTTAATTTTTATTAATTGTAAATCCCCTTTAAACTGAAGTACGCTATTAACATAATAATATATGTCACATTTCTTATTAGGATTGAAATAATTTAAACTAATGTTAGACTTCCATATTAACTCAAAGAATTTATTAATATCCTTAGTTCCGGGGAATGTTATTGTCTTTGAAAAACTCGCATTCTTTTTATCAGGGTTTCTAATGTCCGATATTAAAAAGTTAAAGCTAATAGGTATCTCATCAATATAACTTACATCGTATTCAATCGGAGTTGCATCTTGTGTATATAATAAAATCTTTATATCGTTCATCCTTTTTGGCGTTGGTTGTTGTGAGTAAATAATAAATCAAAAGTTAAGTTCTTTAGCTTATCGTTATTCTTAGATACATAACTTCCATTAGTTACCTTTACTGAAGCATAACCCTGAGCAGTTCCTAAATCTAATTTAACATCGGGTGAACTAAACAAATCTTTATACTTTAATAATTCGGCCTTAGTTACCCAGTCGCTATTTAACTTTAATCCATTTTGAACGTTTACAATAGTTGGCTGCTCTACAGCTACCGAATAATCTAAAGTCATTATATTAGATACATTAGTCCAAGGTGAACGTTTAAAAGTTGTACTCGTTTTAGTAGAGTTTAATTCAGATACCTTGCTACAATGCAAAGTTTCATATGCTCCTGTAGTCGATAAGTAGTGAAGTGTAAATACATCAAATCTTGGACTGCATTTTATTGTATATTTTTTAATCTTGAATGAAGCTAATTCTAAAGTAACCTTAGCATGTATTTCGTAATATTCAACCCCTACTAAATAACTTGCATTAATCCCATCTATTCCTTTTTTACCCACATCAATACAAACCATATTAGTTCGATAAGTTCCCGTGCTTACACTATTTGTAATCGTATAAGTATTTAACACTGATCCTGCAGCATTATAAGTCTTTAAATAGATTTCAGGTAAATCAGTTTGTCCCTCAAGCATCATCCAATATAAAAAGTTACTTCTATTATTAAACGTGTAGTCATCTGCTAAGTCCGATAACAAAACAGGGTAATTAAGATTAGGATTAGTACTTAAATCCCAAGTGTAATTCTTGCTATTGTATTGCGAAAATGTAAGCATTTCTAAACTACCATTCCAAACATTATAATCAATATCAGTTCCCGAATAAATAGTTCCTGGTAAAGTAGACCCGTAAATCTCACCGATGTTAACTCTTATTTTACGAATACTTGTATTTTGTTGGAACCCATAAACGTTAACTGGAATGTAATTAGTCATCAATAACTCACTAAACTTTGAAGCATCGAATTGAAGCTTACCACTAGGATTAGGTAAGAACTTCTCGGTTACACTATAACCACTTAATATGTCCGTTACTACTATATAATATTTAAAGTTAGCTGAAGCTGTTTGTGAACTCGAAGCCACGAACCATTGATTATTATAACAAGGTACATAACCGTAATATAATGCATCAGTTGGTTTACTAAGTATTGTTATCGCCATATCTATTTGTCTTAATTATTATTTCTATATCTTTTTTCATAGCTGCTGCTATATCTTTAGTTAATTTCTCTTGCCTTCCATCTTCCAATACTGAACTAAAAAATTGATTACCTTGATAACCTTTGTTCTTTAATTTTCTACGTACTAAAAAGTCCATTGCTTTTACAGCATCGGCAAACTTCATTTTCTTTAATACTTTCTTTTTTCTATTACTTGTATTTTTACCTTGTTTTTCTAATCGGTCCGATAAGTTCTTGTTTTGAAATCCTGGTATTAAGTTTCTAGATTTAATCCATTTATCTATTCTCGCATCTTGACTAACTCCCGCTGCCTTTCTTCCACTATCTACAGCTTCCCAATAACTATTTAAGTAAACGTTTAACTTAATGCCTTCAGATGAATCTACTATTAAGTATTTAATTGAAGCACTTAAAGCACTATCACCTGGATTAGATGAACCGCCAGGATATTTACTTTTGTAACTTGCTGCTTTAGCCTGTAGTTTCTCCGATAAGCTTTTACGCAAATCCTCAACAACCTTAGTACCGAAAGCTTCTAATATTATTTCAACTTCATTCATTTATTGATTGTGCAAATTGTTCACTCTCTGCTTTATGTTTCATATATTGTATTCGATTTAAAAACCTTGCTATCGACCATTCCATTAGTTCATCTTCTTTAAAAGGATCGCCACCAGTAATTGAATCTATTATAAAGTACCAACCATATTCTTTTCTGAAAGATTTAACTCCCTGTTCACTTCCTCCATGTGAATCGCTATCTCCTTCTGCACCTCCTCCAAAGAGTTCAACAAATCCGCTTTCAATTTTTCGGACCTGCTGGAGTAAAAAAAAAGTGTCCCATAGACATCACCCACCTTTCCATAATTATAAATAACATCGGCTATCTCTTCAACGTTATCGGAGTTAAATTTATACTTACTGAATACTGGACACTTAACATATATCAATGCTAATATTTTATGAAGGTTATTAATGACATCGGTTTCATATTGCTTCAGAGCTGTGTATTGATTTGTCTTAAAATCCTTCTCATCCTTACAAGCTTTGTATCTTGTGCCATCATGCCAAAACGTATTCTTTAGCCTTGTGTTAGGTTTACTATTGATTAGTAGTAATACTTTACTCTTTACTTTTTCAAGTTCGTTAAAACTCATGTTTTCATATTCCGATACCGAAATATCAGTAAAGCTCGAAGCTATCTGAATAATTTTATCAATATTTTCTAAACTAGAAGTTCGAATGTTCTCGTATTCAATAAACTCCTTAATAGTTAAATTGTTTACATTAGTTGGAATCATATATATATAACGTTTAAAATTTTACTTTTGTTTTCCGAACCATTGGTTAGGATTTATATTCATTATTCAAAGTCCATCCAGTCCGATAACGAACTTAACTTGTTCATTGCCAAATATCTAATCGCATCAATAGCATGGTTATTGTCATCTACAGGATTCTGCATTTTATTTCCATCCCTATCAACATCCCAACAATAGTTTCTTAACTCCTTAATTAAGTTTGTACTATTCTCGGTAACCTTAAAGTGAATTTCCTGTAATAAAGATATTGAAGCTCTAATACTATCCGGTCCTTTCTTTGCTGGACTTACTGAAAATCCCCTTCGCCTTAAATCTTCTATTGACTTAGGTTCGGCACTATCCGCAATGATATCAGAATACTCCGATACCCCGAGTTTAATTAGTTTGTCAATAATATCTGAGTTGGTTAGTTTAGTTTGATATATTAATTCATCGAAGTAATATTGTTGCCCTGACTTATAACAAGCTACTAATGCTGTAGGGTCATTTGAGTAACCCCAGTCTAAAGAATAAGCAATCAATTCAGCATCCTTAGGAATGGAAGGAGCAATGGACCAATTCTCAAAGACCGTACCTTGTAATGTACCGATTTCACCAAGACCATAAACCTTATACCAATTCTCCCAATATTTTGATGTCTTAGCTTTCTCTTTTGCTTTCTCAATTTCACGAACTATTGATTTGTCTAATGCTTCATTATCTAAGTAGGTAAGTATTACCATATCGGAATCAATATCATTAATCAATTCTTTATCTACCCAAAATTCAGAAACAGGATTGTAATCTAAATAAATAAACTTTCGAGTTCGAATGGCTAATTGATAGTAACTTTCCCAAGTTATATTATTACACTCGTTTACAAATAATACATCACGTCTTGCGCCCCTTAGTTTGCTTTCACTATCCGCACTGAAGAACTCAATATAAGAACCATTTTGAAACGTATAAATTAAACTTGACTTGTTAAAGCTGGCATCATTGTACAAACCGACTAAATCCATTATCTTTAAAAAGTCCCTTAATGCTCCACGTTTTAAATGTGGAATGGTTTCAGCAACTATACTTATTTCGCTATTAGGTTCGTTGTAAGCGTGAGTAATTAGAAAGGGTATAATACTAAACGTCTTGGAAGCTGAAGTACCTCCACGAACAATTCTAACCCTTTTTTTGAGTTTAAGTATTTTCCGCTGAGCTGTCGTTTCTATCAACATTCAAATCTATTCCAGGGAATATAGGATATTCAGTTATTGTTTGATTTACTGTTTGAGCTGGAGAACCATAGCCACTATCCATTAAAGCATTGTAAGCGTTTACATTACCATCCCTTGCTCTTTTAATAATTGCCAAAGTAATTAAATCTTCCTGTGTTAAAAATTCATCTTGTCCTGTTAAAGGATTCTTTAAGTTTTGATTTACCTCTAACCATTTCTTAACTATTGTAGCTCGGTTTTTACTTCCCTTTGGTCTGCCATTTGGATTTCTTATTTCTCCAGGTTGAGCAGGTATTAA